GGGTCAAATAGGCGATATCGTATCCCCATCACAGAATCACAGAATCTGAGACCAAATAGAATAAATCAGCAGCACCACAAGAGGAAAAACGACACCAAGCAGGAAAAGCACTCCGAGTAGTTTAGCAATTATTTTTAGCATTTATATACTCCTTTAAGTTACGATAGTGCATACTTCTATCTATCATTTTAGCTTGTCGGAGTGCATACGTCAAGTCCTATTTCACTGCTCTAAACTCGCTGGCCGCACTCACGTTTGGCTGCGCTCGGTGTCACTCAGGCCCATTACATCAAGAGACGTAATGGGCCTGAGATGCCCCCAAGCCTTTGTTGGGGGGCGAAGCTAATCAGAATTTACCATCATTTTTTAGGTGAGTAAATCCACCGGAATTTACTCCACCAAAAAGCCATCTATACCAATCAGAATTAGTAACGGCTTTTTTGACGTCACCGGAAGCAGACGAAAGCCAAGAAGAAATAGAATTAAAGAGAGACTTGCCGGAAGAACCAAGACCGGCAGAACCTTCATCACCAGAAACCATTTTCAAAAGCTCACGAGCAAAACCCCAAGGACCATTGGGGTTTGCTATGTTCTGATCCGTTGCGTACTTACTCGCAGCATACGACATCTGAGCACCATACTTAGAAGCATCGGCGCCAATCTGAGCAACAATCTGTTCCATAGCAGTATACTTTTCTGCAACTGCTTCCTGAGTCCGTGCATTAACGTTTGCAGTTTGCAACTGGGTTTGAGCAGAAAGCACCGATCCAAGCATTTGCACAAGAGCAGCATTAGCAGAAGTATCAACCTCACCTTTAGCACCGGCAGAAGTCACGCCGGAAGCGGTAGCACCGGAGGTAACGGCAGCGCCGTTACCTCCCATAGCACTTAGAACCGGATTCAAACCGGCTGCCTTAAGATCACGAATTTCACGCTGGTGCGCAGTATTGCTCATGTATTCCTGCCAAGAACGGCTTTTAGCGGCCTCCTGAGCGTTGAATTGCATAGCCAAAGCATTTTGACGCTCCTGCCAATCGCGTTGCTCAGAAGCCATCTGAGCGCTTTTAGCGGTGTTTTCTGAAGCAGTCCGAGTAATGCGAGAAAGAGCAGAATCGAAATTTCCGACAGCCGGCACACTCTGAACCAAAGCAGCATCCTTACCAGTAGTCATTAGATCACCTCTCAATGATGGTCGATCAAACCGGGGATAGAGTACATAGGCATAGGCCGGGTAGTACGGTTCTTGATGTAAATATCAGCAAAAAGCTGATTGCTGACGCTAGAAGTAACAGCAAGCACACGATCCACGTTTGTCTTATCCTCACGAATCCACGAATCCGAAAGCATAGGCAACGCAGAATAATCATCAGCCAAATGCCAAACGTCAAGAGACTGCGCGTACTGGGAACGCATCTCACCAGTTACACGGGACGGCTTATAACGGTAATCAGCCCACGCTTCCTGATAGCCGAAAACCTGGTCATCAATGACAGAACCGGCAGAATCCTTAACGCCAGGGCCCTGGGCAAAAATCTCCTTGTTCTTCACGGCCTGCTCACCGATGTTCGCAAAAACAGGCCAGTAGTAATCAAAGCGATCCTTACGAGACCAGAAACGTTCAAGACCCTGCTGATAAGTATGATCGTAGCGAGCGACCATAACGCCGATGACAAAACCATGCTCCGTGAAAGACTTCGTAAAATCGGAATGGGTATCCGTAGTGACAGACATACCAGTAACAGTACCTTGTGCAGTCTCACCGGAAGCCGTAGCCGACTGCTGGACAACCTGATTGATATTAATGGGGACACGGTTACCACCGAGATATTCGGGACGCTGAAGACGGGCATCCGGAGAAGTCACGCCAAAATGAGACTTGAGAATTTCGATATAGCGAGAACCTCCGCGGGCATCTTTCTCATAGAGCTTCTGAATCTGGAAAGCCATACGAAGCTGATTAATCGAAGCACCGAGACCGCCGGAAGAAACAGCATAAAGGTTAACAGGATCAAAACCGGGCTTGTCGGCACCACCACTAAAACCAGTAATGCCAGCATAATTGGAACCAGAAGCAACGGGCTTAAAAGCAAGGGAATCGTAAATATTAACCGGTCGATCTCCAGAAGCAAAAGAAATATTAGAAACACCAGTTAAAACATATCCGCCGGGATCATGAGGCTGTTCACGGGTAACAACAGGATACTCGCCGGACGTAGCCGAGGGAATCAAAACATCCGGGCCTTTCTGAGGAGACGGGAGACAACTAGTGAAGTAATCGTGATACTTAGCAGCCTTATAGGGAAGACCGCCTTTCGCAACATCAGTAACAAACGTACCAGTATTGACGCCGGCTACAGTAGCATCATCGACGGGAACAACGAGCGGGTCAGATAGGTTTTCATCACGAAACCACTCATTCATCACCAGGGCATAAGCTCGGAAGGGAAGAGCACTAACGGAAAGATTAGGAACGCCAGTAGGGACACCGAGATAATCGGCAATAGTTCCAACAGACCATCCGCTATCAGCAGGAGCAGTAATCTGAGGAATTTCATACTCTGTCTGAGGAATCCACGCAGATTCCGTATTTTCACCGTTGAACTGCTTCCAATGAGACCAAGTAAGCCGGTTCGGTACGAAGAAGAAATATGTGTCGAGATAGATGTTATCCATGACCGGAGTAAGCAACGTCTGCAAACGCACAACTTTTGATGTGTCCACGTTGAACGTATCTCCCGGTAATACTTCGTCAAGGAAAAAAGGTACAATGTCACCAACGTTAAACGAAGTCTTAAGAGAATGCGAGCGATCAAACGTCGAACGCCGGATATCAATATTCGTGGGATTAAGCGCGAAATGAGATTCAACATTACGGTTCATTCGGTAACCTCCTTTTTCGGCTCAACAGCCGTTTTTTCCTCCTGGGACGGGTCAGACTCTCGCTCGGGCTTGATTCCGAGCTTGTCGAGGAAATCAGGCTTGTCCATACCGGCCATAAACTCAGCAAAGTTATGGTTAAACTTTGCTCGGATATCAACCGGAAGAGAATTGAAAAAGCTCTGACCTTCATTAACCCTGTTCAGAAGGTCAGCGTAAGTTGTAGGCATATTGGTGAAATCACCATAAGCGCCCTGGACACGCGAAAGCGCGTCAATGTCGCCATTCTGAAATCGAGCAAGAATCACATGGATATCGACGGCTTCGGCGTGGGATTGAATGAAATCGTAAAGGTCTTCTTTACCAGATTCAACGAGATCCATAACTCCATTTTCATCAAATTTAGGCTGATAGAGAATCCTTTCGCGCTGACCTACATTTGAAATGAAGCGAGTTCGCGGACGATACTGAGTAGAGAATACAAACTTTCCATCATACATTACGTCAACCTTCCTTTCTCTGGATGGACGTACCATCCAAAATCACTTCGGGGAGCTGCGTCGAGATCGTGCCGGTCTCGTTGTCAAACTCGCCGATTTTGCAGAGGGCATAATCCTCAATGTGGGAAAACAGAAGACTTTCCTTTTGCATGCAGGCATGAGCGAAATTCCGCATCGCGGAAGAATCGTTCTGATCTACCGTAGGCGGGAGAAAGCCCGTGCGGGCATCGCGAATAGAATAAACACCATATTTCATTTCAAGACCTCACATTCTTCACAAGTTAAATCTGGGTCGTCCTCATAAGGACAATCGTAATCGGGATAATCAAAGGGACACTTCACAAGCAAAAACCTCTTTACTCACAACTATAACCCTCACCAGCACGACAAACAGAACAAACATCAGGATCATCATCCTCAACATGAGGACATACATAGGAAGAAGAATAAGGACAAATCACAAACGGATACCTCCTCTAAAAACAGTCGGATTAATGTTGATCTTCTTAGACTTCGCAGCAGTACGACGAAAGATCTTCTTATCTTTCTTAGGACGCATTTTCTTACGCATTAGATACAACTCCTTTTTAATGATTTTATTCGGGCCAGCTGGTTGCGTTCTTCAACGGCAAGCTGGTCTAAATAACTAAGTGTGGTTTTCTGTAATTTTGCTTTCTGCGCTTCAGCTGCCATCTTCTGACGAACAGCTTTAAGTCTGGCAGATTCTTCCGGACAATCGACATCAAAGAGCTTGTCATAATACTTCGGAGGTCGAAACTTCCTTCCTCCTTTCTCAGTCGAAATGTTGATGAACTCATGTTCATATAGGTCAGGATGATCTTCATAATACTGGCGAGCGATACCAGGTTTGCGAGACATAAGCGAAAACTCAGGAACAATGTTAAAATTCTCGTAAAACTCAGCTTCAGGGCCGGTGAGCTTCTTCATGACATAACGAGCAGTATATGCGCAGGTCTCCCAGGTCACAGGAGCTACAACAGCAAAGCCATTCGGCCAAACTTCTTGAAGAGACGCAGAATTGAAGTATTGGAAACCTTGAGCAGATCGCTTATAAGGTACAAGGTCATAAAGCTCCAATCCAAAAATGATTGCATGATAGTGAGGGCGAAACGTCAAAGAACCATACTCACCGGAAGCAAAGAAACGAATACCTTCACCAAATTTCTTTCGAAGACGCTTCATAAAAAGCTGAAAATCACGCTTCACAAGGGACATACTCGGCAGGGCCTCGCCAGTCTCCGGATCAGAATAATAGTGGATCGGAACATGAGAATCATCGTAAGTGAGCGTTACAAAGTAACTTGACTTGTGATATTCAAGCTCAAGCATACAACGATTCGCCCATTCACGCGATCTCTGAATACGACAGCCAGAACATTTACCGCAAGGTATTTCAATGAACTCGGTAACATCACCGGGACGGCCATAAGCAGGATGCGTACAACAAGCAAAACCTTCACCAGCACGTTCGAGATGGTCTACCTCGTAGCTCGTTACCTTAAGCAACCGTTTACCATCTTTTTCGCCTAAAACAAAGGCTTTCAGCGGATGATAGCATGGCAAGAAATCACCTTCTTTGTATGGGGATATCGTATCCTCATACATTTTCGGAAATTTCAAAAATTTTCGCAGAAATAGCAGGCGTTTCGGGGATCGGCGTGAAAAAATGGGTAGACG